TTCCATAGATGAACGATCCGTTCCGAGTCGGCTTACTTCCGTTCGCTATTCGCAAATAGCGAATGAACGTAAGATCATTATAGATCTTATTGAGTATATAGTCAAGCAGTTTTGTAACTTTTGTTACTATTTACTAAGAAAGATAGAAATAATCTTCAGATGCTTCGTGACAATATCTAATCTTAGCATCCATTCCTTGTCTAGAGATAATTTCTTTTAGTATTGGTACTGCTTCTTCGTAACTCTTAAAGAATAGGACTTCAGAATATTTTTTTGCAGATACTAAAGTTCCATTCTTATTAACTCTTCTTAAAACTTTTGTTCCAGAAGCATCATTAAAATTCCAATATTCTACACAAATATTATTTGTCATAATTAAATCTCGTAAATCTTGCACTCACTTGCCTCTGGATGTTCATCACAAAATAATTCCAATAAAGTAGGGTCATGTTCGTCTTCTGGATGACGCTGCTTATAAGCTTCTAAAGCATTAAGTTCTTGTTCTGTATGCCTGCGAGCTTGAGGAGATGTTTGTGGATTATCCAAAATCATCTTATCTTTTTCAATATGATCGTTAATGTTTGTCATTTCTTTTTCTTAGATAGTTGTTGACTACCCCATAACTTTGGGTTGACGCGACCCTCTGTTTGCTTCCAGGCTAATAATCCTTCCCTATATTTATCCCAATAGTAGTCAAACATATCTACTTTTTTATTTGAGATCACAATATCGTAACAAATCTCATCCTCGTTTGGTTGATACTTGACAATATAAGCCGTGTAGGGAAGTGTTCTATCTTCTGCTAATGTTGGATCACAGTTTTGATGTAGAATTTTGATGCTCAACTACGATTACCCCACTGAATTTGTGGAAATGCTTCTTCAACACAAGCACGGGTAACACGATATTTTTTATGCAAAGCTTTATCTTTAATTAGAATAAGAAGGTTTGCTTCTTCTTCAGTTAGTCCTTCAAGCATTTGAATAAACAAATTTTCTCGTTGAGACTGCTTCAAAGATGTTGATCCACCTTTAAAGAACAAATAAAGTTTGCGATATTCTTTTTCAAGTACAGTATGTTCTGTCCCAACAGGAGCATCATTCGGGGTGAATGGTACTTCTCCTTCTGGCAACATAGAAACAACACTTTCATCAAAGTTTGCAATTAAAATTGCACGTAAAGCATCGGTGTTATTATCACGTAGGATCCTAACTTTTTCTGCTTTTGTTTTAGCATTACTAGCTTTTTGTAGCACTTCAGAAATTAATAGTTTCATTTTTCAAATGGCGTGGAGGTACGAAAATAATAATCTTGCAACAGATCATTTAATTTGTGCTGGTGAAAATACTCCAGCGGAACTTTCTTTACAATGTTATTTAGAGAGTTATATTCTAGTATGATTTTACTCTCTATTTCTTCTGGGACGTAATCAAAATCAATTAAAGTTCTATTACGACAATAATAATCTATCTGTTCTTTATTCTCGCAAAAAGTATTAGGATCCTGATCTACCCACTTAGCAAGTTTTTTTTGACTGATTGGTTTCTGTCTAATACCCAAGACAAAACAATCATCTTGTGAAAGAAAGTTAGGAATACCATCAGATTTATCACCTTTGAGGATATGTTCTTTCACATACTGGTGCGGATTATCATACGAAATAAATTGTTTTGTAATTGGATTGAACTGATATACCCCTGGATATTTTTGAAGTTGGATAAAATCTTTGTCTCCAGAAAGAATTAAAATCCTTTCTTTTGGTTGCTTGTTCTTGCATAATGTAGATACTACATCGTCTGCTTCTGCACCCAAAATTTCGATAACTTTGAATGGAAAGAACTGCTTGATTTCATCTCTAATTTTATTTAAGACTTCAAAAATCTGAGACCAATTATGTCCAGACCTTTCTCTATCTTTCTTGCGATTTTGTTTATAGAATGGGAAAAAATCCTTTCTCCAATAATGTTTTGAATCGTATGCTAGTACGACTTCTCCCCACTCTTCTTTATATTGTTTTTCATATGATCTTAAACTAGTAAGAACCATATGGCGAACTAGATTTTCATCAAGAAAATCTTTTTTCAAGTGAACCATCAAGTTACTAATCATAACTTGGTTCATATCAATAATAATCATCCTCTTCTTCTTCCTCTTCAACGAATTTTACTGCTAGAAGCTCTTCATTAATCCAAATACCATCTTCATCGTACAGTTCTGGGTGCCCTGCAAATTGGTCTTTACTTTGTGTCATAGAGTAAACAACATCATTAATGTGCCATCCAGCAATAATTCCAACTATTATAGCAAGAACAGTAATCGCTCCTGAAAAATACAAAATGACTGAAAGAGGCATGACTGTACTCCATTACTTGTGATTGTTTGCTTCCCAAGTAAATTCAAACTTTAAAAAGATTGTTTTACTCAGAAGATTGAAAGATTTATTAAAAATTAAACCCATTCTTTTGGATTCCTCTTTCTTTACCCTCCTGAGCATGAGCTCTATGCCTTTATTTATGTTTTCATCATTCATTTCTTTGGTCGTGAAGAACTAGATACCAATCCTTTTTCTACAAATAATTTTACAGCATCTACAAGACCACCAATAGGTTCTCCATCAATCAAAGTGTATGGAAAACTACCTACTTCTGGATACTTTGATTTAAAATCTTCATTTGTTATATCTTTACCAACAATTACTTGTTGGTATTCAACCTCTGCTTTTTCCATCAGTTGTTTCATCTTGGTACAATATGAACAACCAGGGATAGAATAAATTACAATTTCCATTTTACTCCAAGTTAATTTTTACACCAGATAAGTATTCATCATATCCAACACTTCCATTAAGAAAAGAATTGAAAGAAATACTATATCTAATACCACTATCACGATGTATTTCTACAGCATGTTGTAATACAGAAGGAAAAATTATTAATTCTCCAGGAGTTCCTCTATGCTTATGAAGAATACTCATAGTGTCTTCATTCTCATAACTTAATTTGATTAATCCTTTAGTGAATTTATCATAGTTCCAAATATTATCTACTCCAAAAACGGTTCTGGCATTTCCTTCTGTTAGATAATATACTCCGCTAAGTATAGAATTATTGTGCATATGACGATGAAACCATTCTCCTGTTGCTGTACGATTTACCCATGATGAAGAAACAGATATTTTTTCGCAAACATAATTCAATTCTAATCTAACTTGATTTAAACAAGAATTAAACCATGCATGTAAATTAGCAAAATCTGGGTTTCTAGTTATGATATTTTGTTTTTTTCCTATGGGTCCAGGAAGTCTGCCCATAGTATTAATCGATCGAGAATTATTTTCCCATTTTAATTTCTCTACTATAGCATAAGTTTCTAATAAAAGTTCATTAGAACTATTAAATTTATATAAGGTTTGTGGACAGACAGATAGTTTTTCCATAAATCATTTTTTGTTTTTAATTTTACAAGCAGCACGACCCCATGCACGACTTAGACTATTGATGTAAGAACAAATCTTTCCACTCTCACCACAATAGGGACACTTTGCATCTGGTGGGTCATTCGCATAAGGATTGTACTTTTCCTTCTTGGGTCTTCTTGCGTTCTCTGCTTGTTTTCTTTTCCGATGGTGCATAATAATTTTTTGGAGGATTAAAAAGATTGGGCCAAGTGTCACGAATAATTTCCGCTAATTTATTTGGAATATCTTTATTAATCACAGAATAAAAAAGGAGGGTTTCCCCTCCTAGTATATCAGGTTTTACTTAGAGTGTCAACCGATTGCAGGTGCAGTCAGAGCAACAGGAGTTGCATCAGCAGCAGCAAGATCAAGAGGGAAGTTGTGAGCATTACGTTCATGCATCACTTCCATTCCGAGACCAGCACGGTTCAGGATGTCTGCCCAAGTGTTAATCACACGACCCTGAGAATCCTGGATCGACTGGTTGAAGTTGAAACCGTTGAGGTTGAATGCCATGGTGCTAACACCAAGAGCAGTAAACCAGATGCCAACCACAGGCCATGCAGCAAGGAAGAAGTGCAGTGAACGTGAGTTATTGAACGATGCATATTGGAAGATGAGACGACCGAAGTACCCGTGGGCAGCAACGATGTTGTAGGTCTCTTCTTCTTGACCGAACTTGTAACCATAGTTCTGGGACTCAGTTTCAGTTGTTTCACGAACCAGCGAAGAGGTCACGAGTGAACCGTGCATCGCAGAGAACAGTGAACCACCAAACACACCAGCAACTCCAAGCATATGGAAGGGGTGCATCAGAATGTTATGTTCCGCCTGGAACACAAGCATGTAGTTGAACGTACCAGAGATACCCAAAGGCATCGCATCACTGAAAGAACCTTGACCGAAAGGATACACCAGGAACACAGCAGTTGCAGCTGCAACAGGTGCAGAGTAAGCAACCATGATCCAGGGGCGCATCCCCAGGCGATAGGACAGTTCCCACTCACGACCCATGTAGCAGAAGATGCCAATGAGGAAGTGGAAGATAATCAATTGAAAGGGTCCACCATTGTACAACCACTCATCCAGAGAGGCTGCTTCCCAGATGGGATAGAAGTGAAGTCCAATAGCATTAGATGATGGGATCACAGCACCAGAGATGATGTTGTTTCCATACATAAGCGAACCAGCTACTGGTTCACGGATTCCATCGATGTCCACAGGGGGAGCAGCGATGAAGGCGACGATGAAGCAAATAGTTGCGGCAAGCAACGTCGGAATCATCAACGTACCGAACCAACCCACGTAGAGGCGGTTGTCGGTTGAGGTAACCCACTGGCAGAATTCTGACCAGGGATTACGTGTTTGTTTTTGAGCAATTGTAGCAGTCATTTGTTTAAAAGTTAGTAGGACCATCAGGGAAATGGTGGTTCGTACTATGCTCCCCCCACCCTCAAGGGGGATATGAGAGACGTTCTTAGACACCCATAGGTCTCGGTTAACGGGTGTATGTCAGGGACTCAATACATCCCTTAACATTTATTTATAATATCACGGATTCCAGAACCTGTCAAGGGCCAACCCGAATAAAAGATAAATATTTAAAAAGTATCTGCAGAAATAAATGGCAAACCGTTTTCCGTTAACAGTTGATCTATTTAACAATAGATTAGAAGAATTGCCAGTTGGAGATAATATTAATTTAACTGCAAGTGGAATATATGATGGCGTAAGTATTGGGACGCTAAATCAAGTATTAACTTCAACTGGTACAGGTGTTCTTTGGAAAAATACTTCTCAATTAGGATTTGTTGCAACCGAATCTGACCCAATATTTGCTGCATCACCTGCTGCAACAATTACAAATACAAATAAAACACAGTGGAATACTGCATATAGTTGGGGTAACCATGCTACTGCTGGATATCTAACTTCATATACAGAAACTGATCCAATATTTAATGCTTCCCCCGCTAAAACAATTACAACACAAAATAAAAATAATTGGGATGTTGCATATGGTTGGGGTAATCATGCTACTCAGGGATATCTGAAAGTATATACAGAAACTGATCCAATATTTTCAGCTTCTGTTGCTGCTGGAATTACTCTACAGAAAATATCTCAATGGACTGCAGCATATAATTGGGGCAATCACGCTACAGTTGGATATCTCACAAATTTATCAACATCATCTATTGATGGATTGAGTGATGTTGTAATTACTGCGCCAGTCAACAATCAATTACTAAGATATAATGGTACTAATTGGGTAAACTTTACTCCAACGTATCTTACTTCATATACAGAAACAGATACATTAGCATCCATTACTCTAAGAGGAGCTAGCACTAGTGTACCGTGTACATTTTTGGATGTTACTGTTCAAGGTACTCTTACAGTTTTAGGAACAACTATTCAAAATAATGTTACTACATTAAATGTAACGAATAATAAAATTGTTATAAATCAAAATCAAGCATCAGGAGGTTTGGATGCTTTCATTGAAAATGACAGAGGCTCTGATCCTGATGTAAGTATCCGTTGGAATGAAATTTCTGATAGATGGCAGTTTACAAATAATGGTTTAGATTATTACAATTTCCCAACGTCACTTAATGATCTCACTAATAATTCTGGGTACATAACTTCAACAGGATCTATAGATTCACATACTGATGTAACTATTGGTTCACCAGTAAATGGTCAAGTACTACAATATAATGGCAGTGAATGGGTAAATTCCAACATTGCAATGGGAACCACTGTCCTAGTAGGTGATACTCCTCCAGCAAATGCAGTGCCTGGTAATTTGTGGTGGAAAAATGATGAGGGATCACTAAAGGTTTACTATGCTGATGCTAACTCAAGTCAATGGGTAGATGCTTCTCCTATTGGTGA